CACAAGAAGACACAAACTCCGCTAAATGAAACTTTTTTATGGGTGACTGATGGGTAGAAAACGCAAAGCTACTTTTGATTTAATTTTAGGTGGAAAGAGCAAGAGATCCAAAGATGATCTTAAATCTAGAGCCGCTAATGAAGTGAAGTTAGGTGATAAAAAATTCACTCCTCCCTCTTCGGTGAAATCTGACAAAGTGGCGTTGAAAATGTGGAATCACATTATCAAAATTAATGCAGAAAATGACTATGTTACTAATGCAGATACTGGAATAATTGAACAATACTGTTCAGCTTATTCTGAGTATCAAGATTTAACCAGTTCTCGGAAAGACTTTAAAAAGGATAACGCAAAAAAGCGTGGTCTGGATAAAATGAAGTCATATGAAGTTATGATGATGCTTTTAAAAATTGACGGAATGATTAATAAGAAAAGTACTCTTCTCAAGCAACTCGGAGAAAAATTAATGTTAGATCCACGTTCACGGATTAGTGCAGTTCCATTATCAAAAAAAACTGAACCAGAAGAGGATGAACTTTCTAAATTCGGAATGGCAAAATGAGCGAATATCTTCAAAAGATGATAGATTATTCCAATGATGTTTTATCTGGTAAAGTTATGGCTTGCCAAAAGCACAAATGGGCTTGCCTACGTTTCCTAAATGACCTTAAGCGATCAGAAGAAAACAGTGAAGATTTTCCATACAAGTTTGATGATAAGTATGCTGTACTGTTTGAAGAGTGGTGTAAAATATTCAGCCATACAAAAGGTATTCTTGCTAAAAAACCAATTGAGCTTATGCCGATAACTCATTTTATAATGGGTAATCTTTTGGGGTGGGTTCATAAAGAAACGGGTTACAGGAGATTTAAAAACTCTTACTGGCAAGTTGCTCGTAAAAATGTTAAGACTCAAATTCACGCTCTCATAGCCCTATTTTTTATATTCGTTGTTGCAGGAGATGAACAGCCTGAAATATTTGCAGCAGCCACAAAAAAAGAACAGGCGAAACTCACGTACGACGAAGCCGTAACAATGCTAACAAGATGTAAACTTCTTGTTGAGGGGAAACATTATAAAGTTGCGTACGGTAAAATAACAAGTCTTTCAAACGCTGGATTTTTTAGAGCTCTTTCAAAAGAAGATAACAAGAGCGGTGACGGTTTAAACCCAAGTTTAGGATTAATTGACGAATACCACCAATCTCCTAATTCGGGCATCCTAGATGCCCTCGCTGAAGGAATGGGCGCACGTCCAGAACCCCTCGTTAGTATAATCACAACCGCCGGTGCAGATTTGCACTACCCTTGCTACAGAGTAGAGTATCATTTAATCTCTCAAATACTTGACCCTGAAAACCCGATCAACATAGAATCATACTTTGTGATGGTGAATGAGCTTGATTGTAATACCACCAGTGAAACGATTGTAGTTGATGGCAAGAAAATTGCACCAGGTGATCCGATTGACGACATAAAAGATCCTGCAGTATGGGAAAAAGCGAACCCGATAAGAGCAACGTATCAAGTTGGTATTGATGATATTAAATCAAAACTTGAATTAGCTTTAGCAGCTCCCGATAAAATGAGAACATTCTTAACTAAATATATGAACATTTGGGTGAACCAGCGAGCACTAGGATATATGGATTTAGGCCGTTGGGGTGCTTGTGGATATGACGGTGATTTAATCGCTCTCATTGCAGAGAAAACGAATAAAACTTGTTGGGTTGGTTTGGATTTGTCCGCTCGTGAAGATTTAACTTCTATTTGGTTTGAGTTTGTTGGTGATGATGAAAAGTATTACGTAGTCGGTCACTCATTTATTCCTGAAGAAGTTTTCCACGCTAAAATTAAAAAGGATAGAGTGCCCTATGATCTTTGGGAAAAACAGGGTTTTTTATCAGTTACTGCAGGTTCTGTTGTGGATTATAGACACGTTAAGAAATATGCACAAGAGACTGCAGAGAAAAACGGATGGTATGTTGAAGAGTGGTGTATAGATCCGTGGGGTGCTACTCAGATATCTTCTGATTTAGATGATGATGGTGCAACAGTTGTTGAGATCCAGCAGAGAATAAACGTACTCTCTGAACCTACTAAAGATTTTCGTTATATGGTTTCTGAAAAGAGAGTGGTTCACGGCAATGATCCGGTGATAACTTGGGCTATGGGTAACGCTGTTACTAAAAAAGATCACAATGAAAATATTATTCTCAATAAAGATAAGGCTGTTCAGAGGATCGATCCCGTTGCGGCTGGGATTAATGCTCATACTAGAGCTATGGTTGCTGGGCAGAGTGGTAGTATTTATGAGAAGCGAGGAATGAGGGAATTATGAGTGATAAGATTGATTTTGTTGGTGTGGGGAATTGTCAATGTTGTGGCAAAAAAGATGTTTGGTGTGGAACTCTCAGAAAGTGGTTTCAAGTTGATGGTATAGAAATCATATGTGAAAAGTGCGATCGTAAAATTTCGGACTCTGCTAAACTTAAATTTGGCAAAAAAGAGGATTGGCAAATTACCAGGGCAAAGGCTTCTTTGTTGGATATAAAAGCTTCTGCAGAAAAGAAGTTACTTGATGATAAATTGAAAATAGATAAAGTTGGATTTGTTAAAGGATTTTTAAACTTTTTTAAAGGATGTTGAAATGGAAATAGTTGAAGAAATTATTCAAATATTAAGAGTTATCAAACATAAGCCTGAAATTAACGAGCCTGAAAAGTGGCTTTTCCCCGGTGACGCAGTTGATGCTATTCGTCCTGAGATTACTAATTGGGTTTCAAAGAATTTTACGGATATAATATTTGAGAAAAAAGTATTAGAACACAAATTGCTTCTTTCGGAAGAGCTTATTAAAAAATCTAATTTCGCTCCTTTTGTTCAAGGATCAGATAAAAGCATTAAGAGCCACGTTAGAGGTTGGTTTAAGGGGTTGGGATTAACGTGTGAAGAGTCTATTAGGCATCACCCAAACAATGGGAATAATAAGGTTTCGTTACTGGAATCAGAATTAAGAGCTCTATTACATATCGTAGGGGATTAAAGATTAATCCCCTCTTCAAAAACAATCTGAGCGTTATCGATTATCATATTGAATTTTTTATGATCGATATCGTTTGGATTGTTGAATAGTTTGTATAGCCCGTCTGGGGTGTAGGTTTGAATTTTGTTTATCTCTCCAGCTTTTTTAAGAGAGATTGTTAGGCCTCGGAGTTTTGCGTGTTTAGATGGTGTCTCTTCTTTCAATTGCTCTCCTCTTCGTTTTTTACGTCATTAACTGAAGCAACTAAATCATTTACATTTATTTTATAAGTTTTATCGCAGTGAAAAAGTTCTACGTTTTGCCATTCTTTTGCTGCAAGCTCAATACAATCTTTAAGGCATTCACCAATTGATTTCCAAAGTTTTGCAGTGACTTTAATGTTTTTAATTTCTATACTTTTCATTTTTCCTCCAATGCTTCTCTTGCAATATCCCAACTAGCAAGTTTTAAAGAGTCGTTATCTCCAATGCTTTTTATCTCTTGTAAAGCTTTTTCATATCTTAAAAATTTTGATAGAGTTGAATTTTGAGGATTTATTTTCACTCCAGACCCTTCAAGAAAAAGAGAGCTCTCATCAACAACAGTAGGTTTACAAATAATATCAACACTATCATCTTTTGAAACAGGTTTCATTATTTCACCGTTATTCACTTTTCTCCTCCAAATAAAAATCTTTACACAAATCAACTCCAAAATATCCAACATTCCCGTTTTTATCTTGGAAAAATCCTTGTCGTGAGTAAAGAGTACCAAATGTAAGTAGCATCCCCTCAAAAAACCTTTCACCCTCTTTTTGGTTTGATCTTGTTTGAGTTTCTAGCATATGAAACTCAGTTTCAGTAAGCTCAATTGCGTTTGGCATAAACCCTTTTTTGATATAAAAATCTTCGATCGCTTTTTTAATTTTATGAATCATAATTACTTAGCCTCCATAAAAGCTTTAATACAACCAGGTGGTTTTTCAAGATTACAAATATTTTTAACTATATATTCCAAAGAATTATTTTGACAAACATCAATCTTGTGAACATTGAGGCAACCTATTTTAAATGACACATCTAAACCATTATAATTGAAAATGATAGCACTAGTAAACTCTCCAAAATATTCAATAGCATCATCCAGTAAGAGTTCCACCTGTATTTGATAATCAGACTTCTCATATACCTCGATATAACTATCATCTCCACTTGTTTTTTTGAGATTATTAATAAACACCAATTTTCTAGGATTTATCATTTAGCAACCTCAATTACATACTCTTTTTCGTGTGGTCTTGGATCTGCATCAATTTGGATATCCCAACCATCCTCATCATAAACAGTGATGTAACTAAAAGTGTTCTCAGGTTCATCATCAACAAAAGATTTTACTATCTTTTTTACTGGAAGAGTAAGCATATTACTAATCGTATTGATTACAGCCTTCTCATAATCTTTTGCGTTTACGATAACTTCTACATTAGAACTAAAACAGCTTTCTCGGTTATCAGCAAATACTATTTCACAAGTTTCATCATAAAAATCATAATAAAACCCCTGGTCTTCACTTTTAAATAGAAATCTAAAGCGAGTCCATTTTAACAACTCCGCTTTAATCGTTATCACATTAACATTCTCTTCCATCTTGCCTCCAATAAATTAAACAACTCCCCTTAATATAACCAATAAACAAATACAAAACAAATACAATTAACAAAATCCCCCAAAACTCTTAAATCCCCTCTCTTTATTTATTATATTGAAAACAGAGAACCAACCAAAAAGGGTAATGATGAAAAAGTTTTTTAGAGAAATTCTTGGAATTGTTGGATTCGTCAGCGTGAATTATGGTGTTTACCAGATACACGAACCTACCGTTTTTATTTTATCGGGAATATTTTTAGTTTACCTTAGTTTACCCGGTATTAATAAATGATTACTTCGCTTCTCTCAAATAAAATTGGGTCAAACTCATTTCTTAATTCGAGTTCCGATATCCTCAAAAAGTGGACTTCTGGAATGGATTTTACTGGTGGTTTACCCTCTTCTATGAATATTGATACTTCTGGTGAAAATGCGCTTAAATACTCTGTTGTTTTCGCTTGTTGTCGTGTTTTGGCTGAAACTGTTGCTACTGTTGGGATATCTGAGTATAAAGCCGATAAAGATGGTGACAGGACAAAAACTAACGACACTGGTTTTTTAGATCTTCTTAAATATAAATACAACGATGAAATGTCGGCATTCTCTGCTAAAGAGATGGCTATGTATCAAATCAATCTCGGTGGAAACGCTGTTTTTACTCGACAATACAATGTTTTTGGCGATGTTATCGGCCTCGTTCCTCATAAGTGGCAAAATGTCAAGATTGCTCGAAATAAAGAGACTCAAAAACTCGAATACACTATAAAACTCTCAAACGAAACAAAAGTATACTCACGGGATCAGGTGTTTCACATTGCTGGTCCATCTACCGATGGCATTATAGGAATGAGTCCTATTGAGTTTGCTGCAAGTTCTATTGAGCTTGGAGTTGTTTATGAGCGTTTCGGAAAACAGTTTTATAAAAACGGTGTTCACTCTTCTGGGGTTTTCCATAAAGATGGAACTCTTACAGATGATGCTTTTGCCCGCTTAAAAGAACAACTAGATAGAAATTATTCAGGAATGCGGAATACCGGAAAAGCAATGTTGCTTGAAGATGGTATGATGTTTCAGCAGAATCAAATAAAATTGATCGATGCTGAACTTTTATCTAGTAAGAAGTTTCAAGTTGTGGAGATTTGCAGATATTACAGAATGCAACCTCACTTAATACAAGATTTAGAGAAGTCTACCAATAATAATATTGAGCACCAGAGTTTAGAGTTTGTGATGTACACAATGCTTCCTCACTTCAAGCGACAAGAGGATGCAATAAATACTCAACTGCTCACAAAGGAGCAGAGAGACAACGGTTACTACTTTGAGTACAATATAGCCTCTCTTCTTCGTGGTGACACTAAATCAATGTATGAGGCGTTCGCAAAAGGTCGTCAATGGGGTTGGTTGTCGGTTAACGATATTCGCAGAATGTTAAATATGAATAAAATTGAAAACGGTGATGTTTATCTGGAGCCTCTCAATATGATTGAGGCGGGAACTGGTGACGATTTATCAACTCAGATATCTAATAAAGTCTCGAAAGAGATTACTAATATTATGAAAGGGGCTAACTCTTGAAGAAGAAAAAAATAGTAGTATCAAATAAGAAGCTTACGGGTTTATCTGTTAAGAATATCGACACTGAGAAAAACAGTGGTGATCTCTATATTTACGGAGAAATTACAGAAGATAAATGGTGGGAAACAGATGTTACTCCACAGGATATTACAGAAGCCCTTTCAGAGCTTGAAGGAGTAGAAAACATCAATCTTTTTGTTAATTCTCCTGGTGGTGGTGTTTATGCGGGAATGGCTATTTATAATATTCTCAATAGATTTGCTGAAAATTGCACAATTACCGCTCATATTGATGGTATCGCCGCATCTATTGCGGGTGTAATTATTATGGTTGCCGATAAAATTATAATGCCGTCAAATACTCTAATAATGATTCACGACCCTCTTCTTGGTATTTGTGGTTATTACAACTCAAAAGAGCTCCAAGATATTATTAATATTCTCGCACCAGTTAAAGAGACTATCTTAAATGTATTTGAGGCTCGTTTAGCCCTCTCTCGTGATGAGATTGAAGAGCTTATGAGTGCAGAAACATATATCACTGCTGAAAAAGCTTTAGAGTACGGTATTATTGATGAGATTGGAGAGCTTAAAGAGCTCAAATCTGAAACAAATCCAGAAGATAAAAATATCAAAGTGGTTAATGGTGTAGATTTTGACACTAAAAACTTCAAAAACTTCCCTAAAAACTTTCTTGATGTTGAAGAGAGTGAAGATGATAATGAAGATGGTGAAAACACTGAGGAAGTTGAAAAAACAGAAGATGAAGATGAATCTGAAATAATTGATTTCTCAAAGTATGAGAATAGTTTAAAACTAATGGAAAGTAGTATCTCTATAATTGAAGAGGAGGGTACAGTATGAACTGGCTCCAGAAAATGAAAGATGCTCACGCAGCTAATCAAAAGTTCGTGGCATTAATGAAAGCAGAAAATCGTGCTCTCACTGAGGACGAACAGAAAACATTTGATGCAAATGTTTCAGAAATTTCCAACTGTGAACAGCAACTCAAAAATGAGAAGTCTGTTGCTAATGTTGAAACGGCTCTTACTACTGTTGTAAATACAGATGGAAAGCCTCTTGTTAATGGAGAGAAAAAACCAATTTACAACAACTTAACTAGTCAGTTAATTGATGTTCGTAATGCTGCCACTGGTGGTGGTGTTAGTGCTAAACTTGCCGAGTTGCAAAATACAATGGGTATGAATGAAGGTGTTGGATCAGATGGTGGGTATGCTGTCCAAACTGATTTCGCAGGAATGATTTTTGAGTCTGCTATAAAAGATGATGGTATTCTTGCATTAGTGGATGAGTACGTTGTTGGCGGTGCATCTAATTCAGTATCTTGGGTTGATATTGCAGAGAGTGATGTTTCTGAAACTGTTTTTGGTGGTATAGTTGCATATTGGGCTGCTGAGGCTCAAGCTGTTGCAAAATCACAGCCAGTTATTAAAGAAGAGAAAATTGAGCTTGAAAAGCTTATGGGTTTAGGTTACGCTACAATGGAGCTTGACCAGGATAGCACTTTTATTGACGAACTCTACACAAAAGGTTTTACTCTTGCAATTCGTAGAATGATGGTTAAGGGTGTTATTCGTGGAACTGGTGTTGGTCAAATGACTGGTATTCTTGGTGGGGATGGTCTTCAAACTGTTGCAAAAGCAGGCGGTCAAGCAAAAGAAACAGTTGTTTGGGATAATATTGTGGATATGTACCATACTGCTATTGAGCCTCGTTCTGGTGGTTATGCGTGGTTAGTGCATCCAGATGTACATCCTCAACTTGATAAGATGAGCGTTGTTGTTGGAACTGGTGGAGTTCCTGTCTATCAGCCTGCAAGTATGACTGGTTCGGTTGACACTCTTCGTGGTCTCCCTGTTATTTCAAGTGATCAGTGTTCTGCTCTTGGAACTCCTGGTGATATCATTCTTGCGGATCTTAGCGACTACTTTATGCCGGTTAAAAATGAGGTTCAGAAGGATGTTTCTATGCACGTTAAATTCTTAACTGCTGAAAACGCTTTTAGATTCATTTTCCGTGTAAATGGTCGTCCAAAAACTAATCATCTACTCAAAATTGCAAACTCTACCAAGAAGCGTGCTAGATACGTAACTCTTGCGGCAAGAGCTTAGTTTTAAGTTAACCAATTAATAAACGAGGGTTAGAAAGCCCTCTGTTTTCAATTTTATCAAATAAAAAATAAACAAGGAGAGAAAATGAGTACTCATACTTTTATTGCTGAAAGCACAAGCACGACTGTTCTTTTACCACCTTCTACCACAACAGCCGCTGCACATCAAGCGTATGTTGTACCAGAAGCTGGTTCAATGGGGCTAAACTTGAGATTAGTTGCTAAAATGGCAAATGCTGCTGATTTAACAATTACCCTCAAGTCGGCTGATGATGCAACTGGAACGAATGCAACTGATTTTACTGTTGATGTCCCAATCTATAAAGATGGAGTTCGTCAAGCTGATGGTAAAACATTTGTTGTTGACGATGATGCTGCAAATGTTGTTGTAGATTTCTGTGTTGATCCGGGGTTAATTCCTGAAGGAAAGTTTATTGGATTACACACTGCGATTTCTAACGCTGCCAATGTGGTTTCTACTCTTGCTATCGAGAATACGGCTACTCGTTCAGCCTCTTAACCGTTTTTTAGAAAGTAGGTTGTGTTATGGCAGTATCGAATGTTTCTTCTAAATGGGTTGATGGTGATCTCGTTTTCTATAAGGTAGAAGATGGAACACCTATAATGACTTTAAGCGCGACTGATGCAAAGGTATTGGTAGCTACGCTTGAGCTTGAAACTCAAGCAACTTTTCAGGCTGATTTAGCTGATATTGTTGGAGCACCAGCCGAAGCGGATCATAATGCTGTGATTGCTGCAGTAAATGAGCTTAAAGCTGCTATTGTTTTAGCTGGAATTATGGCGGCTGAATAATGAGTAATTGGGCTATTACATTAGTAACTGCTCCTACTATTGAGCCTGTAACTTTGGAATCTCTGAAGTTACAGACTCATATTACTCACGATATTCAAGATACGACACTTCAATCGTATCTTTTGGCGGGTAGATTGAAGGCTGAAGAGTATCAGAGATCTTCTTATATCAATCAAACTTGGCGGTTGACATTGGATTGTTACCCGGTTGCTCCTCTTAAACTTTTGAGAGGACCCGTTCAAAGTCTGGTCTCAGTAAAAGTTTATGATGAAGATAACAATGAAACGGTTGTAGATTTAGATAATTTCTACATAGATACAGATCACGTTCCGGCTAAACTAGTTTTAAAATCTAGTGGAAGTTGGCCGAGCGTTTCTCTTCGTGAAGTTGGTGGAGTTAAAATTGAGTATATCGCAGGTTATGGAGCTGATTCTGTAAAAGTTCCGGCAACTGTAAAGCACGCAATTATCCTTTTTGCATCGTTTGCAGATGATAACCGTGCGGCTGAAGAGGCAAGTTTCCCACCTGCGTTCTTCACCCTTTTAAGCCCGACTCGAATACACACAGATGAGCCTTGGTAATGGGAGGAAATAACCTTACAAGATTCCGAAAAGGAAAATCGCTAACAACCGAAAGCAACACATACGGGTTTATTCAATCCTGTGTGTCGGTTTCTGATGCGAGTGGGAGCATAGTGGATGAGTGGATAAACACCTCTCCAAATCCTCACGCTTTTGCGCTTATACCAAAAGCCTCCCTACAAGTTTGGGAGCAGAAAACAATTGATGTACGAGCAACTCATCTCGTAAAAATGAGATTTGAGATACCAGTTTCACAGCTTAATAGAATTACAGTTGATCCAGGAGGCGGAAAGCCTTTGAGAATCTTAGAAATATTATATGTTGATGATATTCAAGGTCGTGGGATTGTTAATTGGGTTGTTGTTAAAGAGCGGTTGGATTAAGTGGCATTTAAAAAAAACTCATTCACTCTAAATAGTTTTGTGGATGATGTTTTTAAAGATTTAAACAAGTCTCAACAGAAACAGCTTGCAAAAGCTTCTGGAGTTGTTAAGAGACAGACTAGAGCAAATATAAAGGCTTTGGGGTTAGTAGATGAGGGCAATCTACTAAAAGGTGTTAAGGATGATAAATACAGGGATTTTATTCTAGTTGGAATGGCTGCCCCTGCTTTTCACGCTTTAATAGTGGAGTATGGACACGCTGTTGTTCTCCCAGCTGGATATTCCCCAGATGAAAACAGAAAAACAAAAGCGTTAAAAGTTGTTCCTGGTAAACCGTATATGTTGCCAGCGTTTAGAATGACAACTTCAAAAGTTATCGGCATAATGTCGGAGGAGTGGTAATGTTTTATCCTGAACTTTTATTATGTTTACAATCGGATGCTGCTGTTGCTGCAACGGTTTCTACTTATGAGATTACAGAGGGTGAAACTGTTAGCAATATTCCTTCGGTGTTTCGGGATTTGGCACCTGAGAAAGCTAAGTTGCCTTATATCGTAGTTGCAATTGATAGTAGAAAAGATCCTGCAAGTATTATTAAGGTTGCAGATGTTAAGATTGATTATTACGACTACAATGTATCGAGACTTAAAGCAGATCAATTTGCAAAGGCTGTTGAAGATTTACTGGATTTGATGAAAATGGATTCAGAAGATTACAGCGATATTAGATTTAAATTGTCAGATGATGGATATATTCCACAATCTGATCCAAGAATTATTCACTATAACACTACATTCGGCGCACGGGCTTCTCGTAAGGGCTGGATGCAGAGAACTAGATAAAAGGAGGCCATTCTTATGAGTGGACCAGTAAAATTAAGTAGCGGTATAACCGCGGCAACGTGGAACCGTGTCGGTATGGATTCGGGAATTGTTTTTCAGGATTGGGGTTTACCCGGTCAACGGCTTCTTGGTGCTACCAGCGGAGGTAATACTTTCACAATTGAAGTAGAAAACCGTGAAATGAAAGTTGATGGTTCCGCGGGTCCCGTAAAAGGTTCACAGCGTAGAATTAGTACAACTGCAAAATTACTCGCCAATATCGTAGAGATAACAGATGATAATATTGAACTGTTTTTACCAGGTGTAACTCTGGAAACACTTGGAGCAGGCACTAAATTTACAAGAGATTGCCAGATAAAAGAGGGTGATTATGTCGGCAATATTACCCTCTTTGTAATGAAGGGCGGAACAGATGAGCTAATCGGTTTGACTGTTAAAAATTGTCTCAATCTTGGAAACTTTGAGTTTGGAGCTTCAGAGGATGCAGAAGCCATCTTCCCTCTTGAAATGACCGCCCATTTTGACCCTGCTAATATGGCAGAAGAGCCTTGGGAAGTGTTTAACCCTGAAGAAGTTGCAGCGGTTACTCATAATCTCACTTACATTGCTGGTGTAAATGGAACAATACTAGGAATCGCTTCACAGATTGTTGCTGATGGTGCTGATGGTACTGAAGTTGCTGCATCTCCAAATGCAGGTTTTGTTTTTGATGATTGGAGTGATGCTTCAACAGATCAGTTTAGAACTGATTTGGCTCTAAGTGGTGATCTTAGTGTTACTGCAAATTTTGTTGCCGAATAGGTAATTGAATTTGTAAATATTTTTTCGGGGTTAAATTTTTAGCCCCGCATTTTTAAAATTATTCAGATAAATTAAAACTTAGGAAAAACTTATGCTAGATAACGAGTCAGCTACCAAAGAAGTGCCAACAGTAAAACAGATTAGAACCATATCAGTAAGAGATAGAATAGTTGTTACAGATCTTTTTGTAAAAGCTCTTGTTGAGCTAAAGGATGAGTCTATCAACAAAATGATATCTTCTTCTGTTCAACAAACAGAGCAAAAAAGAAAACAAAACACCCCGCAAAAGAAGAGTAAAGATGATGAGTCATTTGAAATGGCTAAAATAATCGCAGATGTTTCTATTGATCTTCTTTTAAAATGCAAGGCTCTTTATAATAGAGATGTTATTGCTTGGTATGCTAGTCTAGTGGGTGTAACTCCAGACGAGTTTTTAGATTTACCGATCAATCAAGAGAGCTCAATAATTGTACAGATTAGGACTAGCCCAGAAGGGGCTGATTTTTTTATGCAGTGTTGGCAAGCTGCCAAATTGATGTACGGGTTAAAGAGTCCGTTAGAGGCTCTGAAAAAGTGGTACGATTCTTTAGCGCAAAAAGCGGAAAAACAACAGAAGAGTTCTTAGATTTACCTTATTCTGACATAAGTTTTCTCTATAAAATGATTCAAGAAGAGGAGTCAAAAGAGTATCGTGGACGAATGACAGCGGTCTCTTTTAATGCTTGGCAACAACTATCTGCAAAGGGCTTGATAAAAAAAGGTACAAGCTTTGAGAAGTATATAAAACCGTTTGGATTAGGTGACCCTAAATCAAATAAAATTAATAAGCAAGAAAAAGAGAGCACTGTGAAAACTGCTTTCTCTATCCTTCAAAGATTGCAAAGGTTGAGTAATGGGAAAAGGCCGTAAAATATTTGAGCTCTTTGGATCGATAGTTGTCGAAGGGCTTGGAGATAGTAAGAAAGCTATCACCGCCCTCAACAAAGATATAAGAGCCACTAATAAGGTTCTAAATAAGATGGGGCGTGATGCGGCTAAGATGGGTAAGACTATCACAACGGGAATTACAGCTCCTGTTGTGGCCTTAACCTCTTCTATGGTACTTCTTAGCAATGCTACTGGTAAATATGCAGACCAGCTTTTAGATTTACAGCAGATTACAGGGCTCTCAACCGATAATTTGCAGGGATTAGAAGTAATCGCAGAAGAGGCTGGTGTTAGTTTTACAGGATTAACAAATACAATTGCAAAATTCACCAGTAAAATTCCAGAACTCGCAAAAGGAACAGGTGCATCTTCCGATGCAATGGATCAGTTAGGTATAAGTGCTTTTGATGGTGCTGGTAAAATAAAAGATATGAACGAGCTTTTCCCTGAAATGATTAATAGATTACAGGGGATGGAAGATATAACAGAGAGAAACGCAATATCTCAACAGTTGTTTGGGAAATCTCTTGGTGATATCGCACCAGTTCTCTCTCTCTCAAAAGATAGGTTTAATGAGCTTTTAGGCAGTGCCGAAAATCTTTCTGGGTTTATGTCAGAAGATGCTATTAAATCAGCTAATGATTATCGTGTTATGATGGAGAAATTAAAGCGAGAGTTTGGGGGTTTCTTTAGAGAACTCTCAATGAATGTTATCCCAATAATATCTGAAACTTTGGTTCCTCTTTTAAGAGATACTGTTTTCCCGATCATTAAGGGGCTTGTTGGGGTTGTTGGTGATCTTGCAGATTGGTTTAATAATCTAGCAACTCCTGTAAAAGAGTTTGCGGTGATATTCGGAACGGCTCTTGCTATAATGGGACCAATGCTTTTACTATTTGCGAAATTCCTTCCTCTAATAAAAGGTGCGGTTCTACTTTACAAGGTTCTTACTGGTGCTCAAGTAAGTTTAAACCTTGCGATGTCTGCAAATCCAATTGGATTAATAGTAGTAGGTATTGCAGCCCTAATAGCCGCAGGAGTTCTCTTGTGGAAAAATTGGGGTGTAGTAAAAGAGAAGTTTGTAGATACTTGGGATTTTATATTCTTCCACTTTAAAAATATAGCAACTAAAATTGCTATCCTCTATGCAAAAATGTATTTGGGTATTCTTGAGGGAATAAATAAGATTGGAAAATTTATCCCTGGATTAAACAAAGGGCTCTCTTTACTAATTGGAACCATTAAAAAGGGTGTTAACGCTCTTGAAGCTCAAACCGATGCAAGAAAAGCACTGAGAAAAGAACAGATCGCGGCTATAAATCTCACTAGAGACGAGGCAGAAGCTGCAAAAGAGGCTAAGAAACTCACTGATGAATCAATTGAAGCTAGTAAAAAAGAGTTAGCCGAAAAAGAAAAAGCTGCAAAAAAGAAAAAGGCATTGACTCTCCAGGAAATAGAGGATGCTAAAAAATTAGCAAAAGAGCGTACTAAGTTTGAAGGCGAATGGACTAAGACTTTTGAAGATTCTATTAATACAAGAACACAAGCTTTAGAAGCTGAAAAACAAGCGGCACTTGCGGAAGCTAAGAGACTTGGAGCTGATAAACAAAAGATATTAGATTTTTATGCAAACGAAGAGATCAAGCTAAACAAACAAGTTGCTGATGAGAACTTTAAAAATTCTCAATCACTTATAACAGCTCAAGCGGAATTAGAAGAAGGCCAACTCGCAAAGCTCCAAATGATAACTCAACAAAAGTTAGATCAAAATGAGTTTGAGAAGACAGAAGCAATAAGAATTGCAAATGAGAAAGGGTTAGATATTGTAGCCCTCACCGCTCTCTATAAAGCAAGAGAAGATACAATAAATGCCGATTCAGCGGTCAAAGAGATTAAGATTGCTCAAACTGTAAAAAATAAAAGGGTTGCTCTTGCTCAACAGATAATGCAACAGATTTCTACAGTTGCAAATGGGATTAGTTCTATTTGGCAAGATGGTTTAAATAAAAGGATTCAAGAACTCGACACTGAGACAGAAGCCAAGAAAGAGGCCATTGAAAACTCTCTCCTCTCTGAAGAAGAAAAGGCAACTCAAATTGCTGCAATCGATGAAGAGATGGATGCTAAGAAGTTGGAGCTTCAAAAAGAGAACGCACAACGTGAAAAATTATTATCAATAATGAATATTACACTAAGTATTGCACAGGGAATTGCTGCATCTATTGCGATGGGTGGACCCGCGGGTATTATTATGGGTGCAATAACGGGGGCTCTTGGAGCGGCTCAACTTGCAATGGCTGTTGCTACTCCAATTCCCTTTGCTGAAGGTGGACTCGTAAAAAGTTCTCCCGGTAAAGGAATAATTGCACAAATTGGAGAGGGAACACAGGATGAGGTCGTTCTTCCAATGAAAACAGGGGCTGTAGAGATTGCAAAGGGTATTATTAGCGCAATGGGTGGTGGTCTTGGTGGCGGTTCGATATCTAGTGGAGCTGCTAACGTTATAGAATACCATTTTCACACAGGGATTATGATTGCAAATGATATGGGAGTTAAAAAATTTGCTAAAGAGATAAACAAGCATATTGTATCAAATAATCAAAGAACGGGAGTTGCATAATGCCAAATCCAAATTTAATTAAACTAGGGCCACCGGGAGATGTTCAAGAGCTCTCTATGTTTGGTAGAAAGTTAAACGAGCGGTGGATTGATGGATTAAAACGCCGTGCTCGTGCCGCTTCTGGTAAACTGCGTGAAGATAATATTGCAACCAAGAAAGCTTTTCTTTTAACCTACGAAACTAGTGACCAAGAGTTAAAAGATAGAATGGATTATCTGTTTCAATTGGGTGGTGAGTTTACTCTTGAGGTCACTCATCTATTAGAAACTAAATCATATACAGTATTGGGATCTCCTTTTAGCGCGGATAGACTCCTTGCCGTTTATGGTGGACTTTGGGAGGGGATATCTGTGGAGTTTGAAGAAGTATGACCATAGCAACCTTAAGAGATGAATCAAAGAGGAACGGTAGAACACCAATTATAAAAGTTGATGTAACTTGGTCTGATCCCTTAATCGATGTTTCAATCAATACTGCAACCTCCGAAAACAACAGGGTTTCATATCCAACTCAGGTTGCGGATCTTGTAACGGATGTTCCTAAAAAATGGTTTCACACCAACGATCCCGATGTTTTGTTGGACGGCACTTTTTTTGCAATGCCCTCTACTCTTTTGGAGGCTCGTAAGTATCAAGTAGGATGGTGGGGAACTCAAAGCGCGGGTGCGGCGGGGGAGTTTATAGCCCCTAACCTCCCTACTCTCAGCGTTGGTTTTACAAAACGGCCTGTTTACGGTTTTACCGTAGCCGGTGATAACGCACTAAATGAATTTCCAGTTGATTTTACCGTTACTGTTTTCACCAAATCGGGTGTAAGTTTTAGCCCTGTTGAGGTTCTTGAGATTACGGGCAACACTCTTCTTAAATACACGGCTCTATTTAATAACCCTCATTTAACCGCTGCAAAAATTGAGCTTAAAATATCGAAGTGGAACACTCCTGGTAAAATTGTTAAGATAGTTGAGTTTTATAGCTCAATTACAGAGACATTTGAAAGTGATGAAATTGAGTACCTTAATATTTTAGAAGAGTTTGAGGGATCTGAGGGGACTCTCCCCGTTGGGAATATCTCTTGTAATGAGATGGATATTAGTTTCCAGAATATTACGGATAGATTTTTCTCGGAGAATACCGATTCTGATATTCACACTTTCATAAAGCGAAATAGAAAGATTGAGCCGTTCATTGGGTTCCAATACGCAAATGGAACCAAAGAGTATATTGCAAAAGGGCTTTTTTGGTCGGGTGATTGGGCGGTGAGCGATAACGGCACGGGAGCCCAAACTAGCGCGAGAGATCGCTTTGAGATGTTGCGGCGGGTTGATTTCCCTTGGGAGGATGTATTCCCCGAAATACTCGCTTATAACAGCTTAAAATCTATAATTGAAACGGTTCTGTTTTCTGCTACAGATTATATGTACGATTTTTTTTATGATATTTCAGATTTAACAGATGATTATTTAGTTCCTCATTTTGAGGCGGAATTTTTTAAGAATAAAACTTACTTCGCTGTAATTAAAGATTTAGCGGCGGCCAGTTTATCATACGCTTATATGGATTTGCCAACAGAGGAAGAACAGGAACAAAACGGAACTCTCAACAAAGATATAATGAGAATGAAGAGGGTGGAAACGGTTTTCCCTACAACTGCACCCCCTGAAGATGCCATCGTAATTACTAAAGATGATTTCTTGGAAAAGATGCAGCCCGCCGATACCGAGAGTATGGCAAACACAATTAATGTTATCTATAAGGAGTTCACTCAAGACCCAGAAGATCCCGAAAAGTGGGATGATGTTGAGTTGAAAGAGACCGCAAAGGATAGTGATAGCATTACTGAATATGGAATAATGAACTTTGAATACGAGAGTAGTGATTTAATTCAAACACCGCAACTAGCAAGATCAATTGCCAATTCTCTTTTGACCTCCTTTAAAATCCCAAAGAGGAATATTGATCTACAAACATTTGGGGATATCACGCTTAATCTTGCAGATCAGGTTGAGATACCGGAGTATCAGAAAAACGGGATCGATAAGCGTGGAGTTTTTGCAATAACAAAAAACAGCCTTCAATTTGATGGTGGGTTGAGAATTGATGTTAGTGGCAGAAAACTTATTGAAGATGCAGGACCAGAAGAGATTCCAATGGTTCAAGATACAGATGGAGCGGTTGAACAGTTGCAAGATACAGACGATTCAATTATAAATTATCAAGACACAACAGGAGAGTAAAATATGGCAGCTAATACCCACGAAGTAGCAGGAACCGAACCGTTTAGCTATTATCTTAGAAACTATGACTATAATACTATGGTTTCAGATATGCCTATTCTTTCTTTGCTTTTAGAGAACAACTTAAAAAGGATGTTCTACTCAAACCATTTAGGTGAGAAGTTTAAGGTTATGGTTGATTCTTCTACCTCTGCAAATCTTCCTGATGGTCGGGTGTTGGTTACTAGTAGCGGTGGCAAAGCTGATGCTTCTGAAATTACAGATACTGACTTAAGTGCTCTTGAGGGGATTGATAGTAATATTCAGGAACAGCTTGATCTCATCCAAAGCTGGACTACTTCTCCTGTAAAAACAGCTGGGTTTACGGCTGAAAATAGGGTTTCGTATCCAATAGTAAACACTGAGGGTGGCGCAGATATACCAGTGGTAGTCCCTGATGCTGTTGATGGAACACCTTTTGAGTGCCAATTTCTGAAAAAGAGTTCAATCTTAACCTCTGATGTAGTTGTTACAACTGTAAGTGGTCAGAAGATAGGTGGGCTTACAACTCAAGTTATTTATGGACAGTCTGAGAGTTTCTGGATTAAAGCAGTTGGTGATGAGTATGAAATATTTCAAGATGCCAGAGACAAGTTACAAGATGCTCTATCACGCTCAACCTCAATTTTAAAAGGTTTTGAAATATCTCAGGATAATACTACACAAGTAAGTTTTGAGGCTGGTGTATGCGGTATTGATAACCCTGATGCTCCTGTTGTTAGTGTTACTTCTAGGTATGGTGGTCAAGAGGGGATTACTATTGACGGGCTTAATACAAAAGGTTTTACCATACTTGGGTTTAACCCTGATACTAAACTGATGGAGCAACACCTAAATCTGATAACCACTCCAGAGCACCAAATGACTCACCCCAGGGTAGCTATTGTGTTACATCCTTATGGTGATGGTACAATTTCTGCCGTTGAGAATTGGGTGACGGTTGGACAAAATCCATCAACAAGGCTCAGCACACTTCTTGATTTCTTTAATGTTATTAAAGAGGGTGTTGTTATCGATGCTGTTGAAAACTCAAACACCCTATCTGTGAGTTCAGGCAGGTTTTTATCAAACGGAATTAGTGGGGACTCAAACCTAAAAGCCCCCGATATCAAAACCATTCACCCTCTTACAGAGTCGCTTGCCTACACAATTACTGACAGAACCACCACGCTTGGAACGGCTGACAGCGCAACTGTTAATAAAACAGAGTGGGATAATAGCGGAGTAATAACGGGCGTTAGTTCCCAGAAATGGTATAACTATCGTGTGTTCATCCCTGTTGCGGGAGTTGCAGACAATGCAAATAACCAAATATTCCCTGTTGTTTGGCAGTTAGCGCAAAACGAGTGGGGTAGCGTATCCGAGGCAAAAGAAGCACTTTCCAATGGTGATGATACTTTTACTGTTATGCCTACACTAATCGGAATAACAGCCCTGTGTGCCATTGTTATTGTTAGAGGGGGAGCAACTAACCTAGACGAAGCAATAATACGGCAAACCGATATGTGGGGGTCAATCGGCTCAACGGCGGGCGGTGCTGTTGCGGGAGGTTTTGCCGATATTCTTGGAATTAATCCAGATGCAGGCGGATTAAAGCCCGCAAATTTAGGAGATGCAACAACTCCACAAGGTGCCGCAACTCTTGGACAAGTAGAAGTTTTAGTTGATTTAAAAGCAGATAAAACAGACGTGACAGTTGGAACATTCTCAAACCAAGCAGAATTGCAAGCTGGAGTTGCAGTTGGTAAGTCCACAATGAACGCCTCCCCTGACAATACAATTAGTGGAATTACAACTATCCCTTACGGGATGGATCTAATAATGCAGTCTAAAAACACCACTGACAGCCCCATTAGTATTGTTGACGACACCTCCCTTATGTTTGGTGCAGGAACTGGATATCTGGGTTCTATATCCATACATAATGTATCTATTAGTTCTGGCAAAATTCTCGCTATTGATGAGCGGGCAGGAGCAAGTGGAGCGTGGACAGAGATTAACAGGATTGATACTACGAATGGTGTTTTAGTGTCTTCAGGTGTTACTACACCAAAAATATATATATCAAAAATTAGTGGAGATATTACATTTGACAATGTTAATGTAACGTACGAAGAGTTGACGAAGCTATCCTCTATTACATTGGTAAATGGGGCTACAGCAGTTCAAGAGTTTGGGTGGAAAACTCCACAAGACATAACAAAAGCAAATATTGAAGATGCTTGGCAAACTATTTATAATGGCTCTTGGATAAACGCCTCTGCCGATGCAAGTTTAGCAGATGAATATATGACACTATTTAAAATGCCTGCAAACGGTGATGGGTTAAAAGGCGTAGGTAGTGTAATTGTACGGGTTAAGGCGACAGCACCAAGCGGTGTAATTTCTGAAACAGTCCTAACGCTTAATGATTCACCGTTTGGTGATACTTATTGGACTTTTGTGTCTGGTGGACTTGCAACAAATACTGCAACTCCATACATTGATACAGTTTTTAATAATAGATCAGCAGAAACAGACGGTGCAGTTAACGATGTTTGTGTTGGGATTCATCGCTCTGTTGTTATATCTAATATTCAGGTTGAGATACTTACAAATGAAAATGTTACTTTTATATCTGCATCACGTTACGATCACGTTCAATTAGTTACTAGAGATTTAAAAGGCGACCTGTTCGGGGAGAGGTTGAGGAAAGACAACGGAACTTCTACAAACCAAACCCTAACCGACCCAACAATGACAGGAGCAACAACAACCGACCTAACACAAGACATCCTAGACGAACCAGATGCGTTTACTCCAGTTCGAGCGGTTGAGGGGTTATTAAGTCTCAAAACAGGAACCGTCGCAGGTACCTCCTACGCTACCCCGACAAGTGGGGGTGTAAATTCCTACATTAAGAAGAGGTACAAGACAAATGCTCTTGATCTATCTTTTGAGGTCACAGCAGAGGCTTCTCACCTTACTACGATATTAACTATCTCTGAGACCTCTTTTTGGCCTGAGTACGCCAATAATCCGTTTTTTGTAATGAATACCGGCACTAATGTTATGTATATGATAAGGGTAAAAACAGACGGTAACATACAGGTATATTATAACCTCTTGCCCGTGGGTGAATACAGAGGAGCAACAACATATTTAGGCAATTAATTTAAGGAAACCAAAATGATTAAAAAAATATCAATAACAACTCTACTATCAATCCTTACAGTTGTCTTAATTATGTTAGGAATGAAAATTGATTCAAAAATCAGACTCAACTCAACTCTTTTACGGCTTGAGAAAAGTGCTGTGAGAATGGAAGAGGTTCAAAAGAGTATCAACCTGGTAGCTTATGAAAATAAAGCTGGTGTTGAAGCGAATAGAAAAAGGATATCAGATCATCAAAAAGAGTATAGTGATTTGGGAATACTTGTAGCTCGAATTAAACAGGGGGGTTGATTTTGAAAATTAAAATTAGTAATAAACCACCAATAAAGGGGAGCTAAATGAAGTATTGGAAATATTGGGATAATCTGCAACTCCTCCCAACTAAAAAGAATCTCCCAAAAAATGCAACCTATCTCAAAGCCGATAAGGACGAGGGATATTTTGTAGATGAGGGAGAGTTTGAGGTTTGGTATGGTGACGGCTCAAATAGGCTTCGTGAGTTTATGGAAAACCTAATAGCCATTCCTGCAAAAGTATTTTTTTGGAAGCGACCACCCGAATATCTTAAAAATATGTACTACTCCTATGCAAATGTTTCTATGGAGCTAAATAAGACTCCAAGAACTCCTAAAAAGAGGTTGTGGAGAAAGCCAAAAGAACAATATGGGTTAATCGGTGCTAAAATATCTAACCAACCCAAAAAGGCAGTAATGCACTCTCGTGGAGTTTGGATGCTTGGGCAAATGTTGAAGCTTATTAACGATGGATGTAAAGTTGATGAGCTAATCTGCTACGGCATACCGAAAACAGGCGGTCAAAAGTTTGTAGATGAAATTTACAGGTTGGTTTGTTTAGGCGTTAAGGTTACGATAATTACAGTTGATGGTGATTGGGTTGTAAATCGTCCTGCTTATGGCAAAAAATTAATCCCAACAAGACCGATATTTTTACTGAACCTAGATAATCTAAAAGGTATTAAAGCTATTCACACTAGCTATGGCTTATATTTAGAGCGTAAAGGGCTATAATAATATGATTAGATGTTTCACGTGAAACATCTTCACAAAAAAACGGCGGGGTAGAAAATGAAATATAAAGACAATGTTATCCTTTTTGGGATTAAACCAGAGATTACTTCTCAATTTTCATTAATTGAAAAAGTGATTATGGAAGTGGCAGGGCGTGAGGCTACAATTACAAGTGCTGTGGATAGCAAACACCGTACTACTATCCACCTAAGAGGTTACGCGGTAGATATTCGCATAAGAGACGATGATCCAGCAACCGAGCTTTGGCGTGAAGGTGTTATTGATGAGATTATAAAACTCTTAAGAGAGGGTTTGCCAAAAGGGTTTGATGTTGTCCGGAGTAAACGCTGTATTCACATTGAGTATGATTTTAAAAAGGTTGACTGTAGAGGATGAGTGCATTCAGTTTTATAATTCAGTGTACCATTTGTTTTTTTACTGATAAATAACTATATTAATTATTCATAGTTAACATTTTATTAACATTTAACCAAAGGAGAACCAATGTTTAGAATTATTTTTCTAGCGTTGTTTATTCTACTTGTGGGATCGATTAACATCACCGCATATGAGGGAGAAAAAGACGGTGGAAAACCAGTCTTTGATTCACTTGATGCTGATAGTGTTAGTGTAATTCTGCAAAATGTAGAGAGCGGTCTTAATGCCGTTGCTCTTGCAGATCAAAGCGGTGGGTTTACGTGGCTCACGCTTAACCATTCCAATCACACAGCCCCATTTGCATATTTAGCACCACGCAAGGCGGAGCACATTGTAGAGGCTTACAGGAATATTAGTTGTTTTGGTTAGCTTATAGCGTTTCGCGTAGAGCGTATAACGTTTAGCGTATCACGCATATCTTTTATTTGCTTTTTTGTTTGATAAGATAAAATTTGGATAATTAGGTTTAAAAGAGTTATATTGGAATATCGTTGGTTGGTATCAGAACCATTAAGACCACTTAAACCTTAGTTGTTGATATATAATTATCAATTCATTTTTTGAGAAAAGTAGGCCGCTGCTTGTTTTTCAAATAGGTTTACAAGTTTTTGGTATTCTGACTATTTATTCTCAATTGAGAGCCCCCGATATTTACTTATTGGGGGCTTTTTTCGTTAAGGGTTTGGTAATGAAAATAACAAAAATTCAACTTCTTCAATATGAGGCTGGTAATGATTTGTTGGTATGGATAATCAGTTTATTTGGTAGTCCTAAATGGATATCTCATTATCTCGCGTGGAAAATTGAGAAAAAGTATAGAAAACATTTGTGGAGATTAAAGTGTTCGGCAAGAATCAAAATAAAGGCTGATAAAAGGTATAAAAATCTTGAGTATCTTGCATCCAAAGGAAAAATAGATGCCTAAACAACTAGAATGTAATATCCATAATTGTTATTGTGGGAAATGTAAATTAGATAGGATTTTAGAGGACGGTAAAAGTTACTTCTTCTTTCATCCTTTTATTTTAAAGAAAATAACTAAAAGGTCATAACTATGAACACAAACGCTTGGAAATTTGCAAACCTCCTAAAAATCCCATCCAGAAAAGGGATAAATAAAGCTTCTGTAAAAACAGTTCTTGTTTATATGGCAGCCTATACGAGTATGGACGATAACACTTTTTGGCGATCCTACAAACAAATTGCTGAGTCTACTTGTCTCAGTAAAGAAGTTGTGATTGCTGCACGAGAATGGATTGAGCAAATAGGGCTTATTAGAGCAACAGGTAGGAAGGTTAACAGCACTATGGTGTATAAGTTCACCTATGATATAAATATATCTACTGTAGCCGCTGCTTTAATTGGTCAGCATTCCGCTCACTCTAAATCTCCTTTAAAAAATATGAAAAGAGTTAAAACACCTCAACCTCAACAGCTTACACTCCTATCCGAAAAATCGGACACATTACTATCCGAAAAATCGGACACCTTACTATCCGAAAAATCGGACACCATAAGAGAACCTAAAACTAAAAAGAAAACCTCCTGTGTAAAAACCTCTATAAAATCTCCTATAAAACTCCAGGAAGAAAAACAAAAAGATGAGGGGGAGGAGGGTTTTATTTTGCTTCGCTCTCTTTTAAATAAAATAAAATCACCTAAAAAGATTAATGAACTAAGAAAGCTCTCTAATAAGCACACAGTTCACTCAATTAAATATTATCACCAAGAACTGCTAAATGAGATGGCAAAGGGCAAAAACGTTGGTTTAGGAGTATTATTGAGTAGATTAGGGTCTGAGGATGATTGTAATAAGCCAATACCTCTTGCTCTAACTGTCGGCGGGGGGAAACCTTCATCTCAACAGAATTTAAGTTTTTTATCACTTAGAAAGAAAAACCGCGAAGAAGAAGATCGTGCAGAAGCTGCTCGCATTAAAGAATATAACGAACGAAAAGCAGAAGAGCTTGAATCTCAACCAAAAATTGATAATACTCTTGCAGATCTTGGTGCTATGTATCAACAACAAGTAGCTAGCTGGTAGAATATGACCAAAGAAGAGTTTAAACCACTGTATACGGGGTTCTTAGCCGATGTAATTAAATTTACACCGGCGAACGAGTATTTTCAGAAAAAGCTCTTTGATGTTTATTTTTATCTGAATGAATCCGAATTAAGATCTGTTTTTGATATGTTTAAGAGAAGTATTGCTGCGGGGAGATTTACAGGAGCGGACGAACCGAGCCTAAAAGATTGGAGAAAGGTTACATACCATTTATTTCTAGATAAGGCTGCGATAAGAGGCTTAAGGCATAAGCCAGTAACACCATCCGACCGTGAAACCATTGGAGGAATGGCGGCGGGGATGAGTAAGCACCTATCAAGTTCGAGTGATGAAGATTTAAACAACTTTATCAAACAAAATCAAGCGTAACAAACAGGATCATAGTATATTAAACCTGTCTACTACTCGCAAAAGTGGATTGTTTGAAATTAGGTCATAAAATAAAACTCTCGATTAGACCATTAGGTTTATCAGAATGTAAAGCGCGATTATGACCCGCGTTGGATTTGCCTCCAGTATCATTCTGATAAACTCAATGGTCTTTTTTCGTTTAAGGTGGTAAAAGTTATGAATAATTATTTCAAAACATCAATTAAAACCTTAGAATATTTATAAGGGGAGTATTGCCCTGCGGATAATTGTAGTGGTCGCTAGAATGGATATGGTTTTATGGGTAGCAGTAGTAAATCTATTCTTTGTGGTTTGGCTGGGTTGGAGTTTGTTCTACGTATTAAATGATTATGGCTCAAAGTGCATTTATTGCACATTCTATATAATGCCGATGTGGTGGGCTGACGAAGGAGGTCATAACCAACATATTGGTTATGGTCAAAACTAGAAAGGAACAAGGGTGATTAAAAAGGCGCTAATAGTTCGAATCCCTTATGCAGGAATGATCGTTGATGGGATTAAAACTTTTGAAATGAGATCGACAAGTACCAAAATTCGCGGAACTGTTGGTGTAATTGAAGCAGGAACAGGATTGATTATTGGTGAAGTAAACATTCGTGACAGTATTAAATTCTCGCTAGAAGAGAGAAAAAACTTTCAAAGGTTTCACAAAGTGGAAGATTTATCTCTACTTGAAAAATGGTGCTGGGGTTGGTTTATTACTGATGCAAAGAGATATAAAAAGCCAAAGAAGTATGATCACCCTCAAGGTGCGGTGATTTGGGTGAACTTGTAACGCTGTAGATGGTTTGCAATCCCCAAGGCGCAGACATAACCAACTGCTTCGGTTATGTCAAACTTAATTCAAAGAAACGAGAGTATTATGAGACACAGATCAGAAGTTTTTTCAATTGGAAATGATGAATATGGGTTTAAGGTTTTTATAAACCACATACATAATCAAATTGATGTTGAGGTTATTGATTCAGAGGTAGAAGAAGGCGAAAACCCAGCAGCATCAATTACGCCAGATGAGTTGAAAAATTTGGCAAATGAGTTAATCAACTTAGATTTCAATCAAGATAAAAGTGGTTCATTCGTAAAATAATCGGCGGGGAACTAACAACCGAGTCGTTTGCAGCAGCTTTATCGCTGCCAAATGCACACGCCCGGTTATGAATTTAAGGAGATAAAGATGAGTGAAATTAACTTTTCAAATAGCGAGAGTCTAAAACCGTTTTTCGAGGACTTAAAAGAGTTGCTAGTAAAACACAATGTTGAGATTGATGGCTTTGGTAGTGGATATGAAGTTGATGCAAATATTGTAGAATTTTCAAATGATAAAGGATGGGTAGAGTTAACCGATTTTGGGAGCATTACAAAAGATAAAATTGATACGATAATAGAAAAAGCGATATAATGCCGAAATGGTGGGTGGCGTGCTTTTTTGCCATCATCACCAATTGATTCGGTTATGACAAACTTTAGAGAGGTGTAAGATGACAAGACAAAGTTTTTTAAGAACTAAATTTCAAATACTTCCATATTCAAAAGGGGAACGCCACCCGTCAACATCTTTTGCGGAGGGTTTTTCTATCAGAATTGATAATCTCGTTTTAAATTTCCACTGGGAAAATGAAACATACTGTGGTTTTCCGAGAGATTTAGACGAGGGCACTGTGAAAGTTGCAGTTGTCGATACTAAAAAACATCAAAGAGAGTGGAGTACTAGGCTTTTTACAGGTTTAAAAACTCTATCAGAGAAAAAACTAGAAGAGTGCTTTAAATTGGCATTCAATAAATAACAATAAAATGGTGGGTGAGGCTCAAGCCGAAGTCATCACCAATTGCTGTGGTTATGCCATAGCTAGAAAGTAGGAGACATGAAAGACTGGGACAAATTACTAACCGAGAAAGAAACAGTAGGCGGTTACTTTCAGAGACTTGGTGTTGTAGGCGAAAACCTCTTTGACTGGTTGTGTGTTGCTGTTCCTGCAACATTGTTTTTAGCGTTTGTGGTCGTTATGATCTACATAGTTTTTAGACAACACAAAACTATTGAAGGACACGACTATATAAGAACTGGTGCCTATAATTTTAGCCATTCACAAAAATGTTGGTGTGATAAATAACGGTACCCGTGTGACAGTATCACATATAACGGTGTAGGTGGTGAGCGAGGCTCAAGCCGAAGACATCACCAACCGTTTGGTTATGTTTTAAAGGAGAATAGATATGAGCTACACTGTAGAATTAAAAGAAAAAGTATTTAGAAAACCAACTATACAAGATATGGATTGGGCTGAAAAGTACGGTGTTTTTATTGAGTCAAATATTGGAACTCTTGTTTATATGCAAAAGCAAGTTCGACTTGACACTAGAGAGATTATTTGGCAACCTGTTAGCCGTGATAATATGGATATGTAAATGGATGAAGACTACAGCCCTTCAAACAGGGAAAAATCTAAACGCACAGGAACAACTAAGCACTTCTGTTGGGGGTGTGAAGGGTTTTTAAATAAAGTTACAATTAAAAATGGCTGTTCTAAGTGTTCTAGGAAGAACTTTAAAACAGCATTGAAGCAAGACGGTTATCAGAAACCAAAGTATAATGCTATATAACGCAAAGTTGGTGGGTGGGGTGCTTTTCCCCATCATCACCAAACGCCTTGTTATGGCCACTTCTAAATAAAAATAGCTATATTTCATCTTTTATCTTGTTTTGTAGCCCGTATATAGCTATATTATTAGTGTTGAGAGAAACAAACTACTAATAAAGGATACAAAATGAAATTATTCGAAACAAGCAAAAGCTACTCTTTTTACTTTGCAAACAATTCTGATAGTAAAAACACAATTGAAATTATTGGAAGAACTGCAAAGACCGTGAAGATTGAGCTTGATGGAAAAGTAAAATCCTGTAGAGTCAAAACGGACGATAAAGGAGAATTTATTCTCCCTTTTGGCAATTACTCAATGGCTCCTGTTCTTAGGGCTAAAAACGAGGCTTAATATGCACTGTAGTAAATATGTGAAGAGTAAGGGTGTAAAATCCCTTACTGTACTTTCTGAGAAAAGCGGTATACCAGTTAGTACTTTAAAAATCTGGTATGTTTCAAAGCGATTTGTATTTGATTCAATTATAGAAAAGGTGGTAAGGGATGCTGGGTAGATATGATGCAGAAAATGTAAGAGAGTGGATTAGTGGATATGTTATTTCAGATAAATCCGAAGAAGGTTTTGATAGAGCAAAAAAAGAATGTATAAAAGCTTTTGAAACATATTTAGTAAATATAAAAGAAATTACATTTGAACAATTTAAAAGTCGCAAATAACGGCGGGGCTTAAAGGCTCTATATAACATAAAAATGGTGTGCCTCAAGGCCATCACCAATTGCTGTGGTTATGCCATAGTAGAAAGTAGAAAACAATGAAAAAAGGAAATGTATTTAATGTGGCGATAGTTGTTGTAGGTGTTTTTTGTTGGACTCTGTTTTTATTTCAAATGGTAAATATATTAATTCCAATGAGTATAAATGCGATTCAACTTATTTGGATATTAACATTTTTTATACCAAAGAAAAACATTCTTTATCAAGTAAAGGTTACTGTGCCACATAAAACTGGTAGTGGTTACTATATGAGGGGATGTACCCTTAATGTTTTAGGGGGGATTAATGAAAATAACTTTATGTCCTACCAAGACGACATTAGAGAAAATTATAATTATGATAAAGATGTGGATTGTTTCATTGAGTTTTCAAGACTATAATTAACGGCGGGGAGTGTAAAAAGCTCCCTTATAACAGCCTAAGTGGTGTGCTGACCGTAGGGAGGTCATCACCAACTGCTATGGTTATGATAAACTTAAATTGAAACGAGAATGGTTATGAATGTATCGAAATACAGAGCTTTAGAACTTGACACTGGCAATGAAGTGTTTGGTTATTACTATGCTGAAAATGGCTACCATATGAGCAAAGGGGAGCCCGTTTTTGACAAGCCTTGTGTTAGACACAAGATTGTGGACGAAATCGGCTGCCATCGTGAAATAGCACCAGACACTTTAGAAGAGACGGTTAAGTATACTAAAGAAGATTTAAATGGTTATTGGCCTGCAAAATGTCCGAGTTGCGGTTGGCGTGGATTAAGCAAAGATTGTACAGGTGGTGATGCTATTGCAGACACTGGAGATTTTAATGAAGTGACTTGTCCAAAATGCACTAAGGAAATGGAAGACGCTTGCAAAAAGTGTGGTGAAGATGGAGTTAGTTGCGAAGTAAAAAAGTGCGCTCCGTGTTCTGCTTTTGGTTCTCCGGAAGTTGACGGTGATGAAAACTACGAACAAATAGATTAATCTTTATAACGGTTTGTTGGTGGGTGGCGTTTTTCAGCCATCATCACCAAACCAATTTGGTTATGACTTTTAGGAGGTCAAAATGAAAACAGAAATTAGAGAGAAAAACGGTGTAACCTATTTAAAGTTTCATCCGAACGGACAAGATCAACCAATAGAATTGCCTGTGATAACAAAAGGTGCTAGAAAAGATACTAATGCTTGGAGCTGGAATGGAGACAGGGATAAGCCAACCCTAAAACCAAGTATAAAGATGACAAGCTACCACCCAACTGTTGCAGTTTCTCACTTTTGGTTGAATGATGGAGAATGTAAACATCTTGGAGATTCAACCGATGGTTTGGCGGGGAAAACTCTACCGCTTAAAGATTTGCCCGAAATTAAAATATTAACAGATGAAGATATTGATAATTTAAGCAATGCGGTTGGTGCTATTAACGAGATCATTAATAAGTGGTAAATAACAACTGAGTGGGGAGCCACAGCTTTATCGTGGTCTGCCCAACGCACTCGGTTATGATGAAAGGTAAGTATGAGTAAAAATGTTCAAATGAGATTATCAGATGAAACACTAGATAAAATCGGAAATATTAAAAAGAATACAGGTGTTGAAAATAGAACAAGAATTGTAACTAGCGGAATTACTATTCTTGACACTATTTGTTCGGAGATAGAAAAAGGTAGCTCTATTTTTATTGAGGATAAAAAAGGGAATAAAAAACAGATGATGTTGATTTTTTAAATAGGAGTACAAATGGAAAAAGAAACTTATGAAGATATTGTAGCACACTATGGTGAACCTCTTCTCAGATTTAAACCAGAAGGTGATTTTAAAGGTTTTACTGAGCAGCAAAAAAGGGAAGATGTGCCAGAAGAAATAATGGTTGTCTCGATTAAAGGTCAACACATTTCAGAAGTTATGGTATATGCTCGCTATGGTTGGGGATGGGCTGTAAATGCAGGTGAGCGGTATGCTATACGGCATTTGTTGCAAATTACTAAAGATGTCCCATTGGTGCAAAATAATGTAAATGGTGACAATGTTATATCGCTATAACATTTAGGAAAGTGGGGGAGATTTGATAGATTTTAGAAATGTTGATTGTATGGAACTTATGAAAGAGTTTGACGACAATCATTTTGATTTAGCAATAGTTGATCCGCCTTACGGAATAGGTGCGGATAAGCAAAGCGTAAAACCTAAAATGTGTAAGCAGAAAAACGGCACATTCCTGCAGGTTTCTAATACGAACAGCTATACTCAAAAGGATTGGGATGACAGTATTCCTTCTGATGAGTATTTTGAAGAGTTGAAGAGAGTATCTAAAAATCAAATTATTTGGGGAGTAAACTATTTCAAAAACCTGCAGGGTGGTCGCATAGTATGGAATAAGATGAATGGAGAGTCTGACCAATACGGGTGTGAGATTGCGTATTGCTCGTTTAACAATAGAACAGATGTTGTAAATTATATGTGGTGCGGTATGATACAAGGAAATAGTGCTAGTAAAAATACAACCGTGGCAAATTATCAACAAGGAAACAAGGCGTTAAACGAGAAAAGAATACATCCAACTCAAAAGCCGGTAAAATTGTACGCTTGGCTACTGCAGAATTATGCAAAAGAAGGTGACAAAATTTTAGACACTATGGTTGGTAGTGCATCAAGTTTGATCGCTTGTCACAACTTAGGATTTAAAGTGGTAGGCTGTGAGCTGGATACAGAATACTATAATTTAGCACAACAGCGAATTAAAGAAGAAACCGCACAACTGAGTTTTATCTAAAATTCACGGCGGGGAAAATTCAACATATAACGCTTGCGTGTTGCGCCCAAGACGCGACAACGCGCTTGGTTATGAAATAATTTTAGAGGAGTACAAAATGGAAATATTTGAAAATGGATACTTAAAACCAGAATTTATCAACCCTAATTATCGTGGAATAACTGGGTTTGATTGTGCCGATGATTACGAACCGTGGGATGGGGAAGGTGATTATTTTAGAGAAAAATTGATTGCCACAACATCTCATTCTGGCGGATCTATTGCAAAACCTAAAAGCTGGATATTTTGTTACCTTAGAGATGATGACAGTAACCGTGACGGATATGTTATTGAACTTGAAAATCTAAGAGTGAAAGAGTTTACTGTAGAAGATATTCCAGAAGATGAATTTGTGTGGGTGCTGGATAATATTTGTAAAGTTTGGTATCTCATACAGAAAAAACTAACAAAAACGGTGTTTAAAGACAGTCGTTTAATTGTTCCGCATCTGATAGCAGAAACAGAAGCTGATGCTATTAGACTAGCAGAATGGGAATAAGTATCATCACATATAAATGGCGCGTAGTGTGCCCCACGGGTCATCACTCACGCTGTTGTTATTATAGGGTATAGAAAGAATGTACTCATCCCATAACAGCCCGTCTATAGTTTGCGGTAAAATAGTTCAAAATAAATTGAATTTTAATAAAGGGTAAATAAAAAAATGGCATCTAATGCAGTTTCAGAAAAAAGAGAAAAAGAGTTCCACGTACAGTGGAGTAAAATAGTAATGGCTAAAAATGGGGGTAATTGCATTGTTTGCGATATTATAGCCACCGACCCTCATCACGTATTTTCAAAGGGTTCTAGTAGCTTTATGACTGCCTATGATCCTGACAATGGTGTCCCGATGTGTAGAGAACACCACTCTGAGTATCACAATAGCAAGAATGATGATATTGAGATGGCTATTTGGGAATACTTTAAAAACTTCAACATCGATTATGATGTACTTAAGGCAAAATCGAAACAATCCCCAAAAAACAACTTTGAAAACTGGCAGATAGTTGAGAACCATCTACTAGAAAGATCCGTTATTAAGAGAATACGAACCGAGGGGATATTCGAGTTTGAGTATAACAATCAAAAACGTATCTGCAAAAGAGAGTGTGGAGCTAATGGCAGAACTGATGAGTGTCAAGCAGTTTGCAAGGTCTGTATAATAGTCCCGTTTATCGTTAGGAAAAATGGTGTTGAGATTGCAAGAATACCGGCGAATGGCCCTAGAGGATTTAAGGGTAAACTTGGAAGTGAATTAATGATGGCCGAGGGTGCCTGGCGGTTTATTGCTAAGTGTGGACCTTTGTTAGATACTTCTGTTATTGAAAGTAAGGCTAAGAAAGCCGAGGCGTAACTATGTCTAAACCAGCAAAACGCAGAACCAAACTAGAATGGATAGAGATATTAAACTCTAATCACGGGAAAACTGCAAAAGAGATTGCCATTATCCTAAAGATATCTAAGAACGGTGTTCACGCCGCGATAAAGCGTCACAGGCTATATAAGTTGTTAAAAGCTCCAGTGAGGCGTAAAGAGTACTGGCTTAAGGTTCATAACGATAATCTTGATCTATCCTATAAGCAGATATCTAAAAAGCTAGGGATTAATTTATCTACTCTGTACAGTGGATTTTATGTTAATGATATCAGATAATTATATAAATTAGCAAAACAATAAATTTAGTTATATATTAACTCTGTTCACGAATAGCTATCGTGCATTATTTAAAAAGATCAACTATAAAATTTAAAGGTCCTTTAGGTTCTGAAAAAATGTGTACACGTCATTGATCCGTGTGCTTAAGTGTAGCCACCATTGTTTTTAGGAAAACTTAGAGGACCTTTTGCGTTTAAAGGGGTGTTTATGATACAAATTACTGATCTAAAGAGTTTATGCGGAAATGGTAATGAGGAATCTCTTTCTTCAATTATGTGGATGGCTTTTAGTGCTGGCGGGAAAACTATTCATAATTACAATATTGAGTTTCACAGGAGAACAGGAGTAACTGGAAAAACTAAAGGCTGGATTCTTAAGATTTACCAATGTTTAACTGCCTCTAATTCAAATGAGATACCAGTTTTAACCACAAAATATAAGACTCTTAAATATTGTAAGTCTCTTGCTGTTTCAATTATAAATATGTGGGAGGAAGAAGCTGGGAACAATACTATCTATAAATATCTTTCTGAAAACAGAAAACCTGTTTTTAAAATAGATAGTTATGGGAAACCAATTATTATAGGGTCTACTTTTTATAATCTTGGTAGTGAGATTCATTCTCAAAGAAACAATAAATCTCACTCATATTATTTATGTGATGTCCCTCTTCCTGTTTCCTTTAGGAATCAAAAATGCTATTCAATATCAGGTG